ATTGCCGTCGCCTTCTTAAATCACGAAATAAACTTCTACCTCTTTGCCGTCGAGGTCGTTGTAAAGGTCAATAGTATTGGACTCAATGTCTGTGCTTGAATAACCGACCGTCGGCGCGGTGGTTTCGCGCACATGGTCTTTTACCGCGTACAATACCGCATTATGGTCGAGTAGTACGGGCAGGCCGAGTTTATCTCCCCATCCGACATCCACAGTTACTCCGGTGCCGTCCATGGCGGGCACCGTAACCTTTGTGACCGTTGCAAACGCCTTTGACCCGACCACGGAACCGGCAGTATCAACAGTAAACGCGGGAAGTTCCTCGTCTATTTTCTCTCCGAGTATGTTGGTGCCATATACTTTTACCTTCACCGCTTTGATATTGCCTTCGGTTGTTGCTGCGACCGTCGCAGTAATATTGCGTGCGCACGGCATTTCTGTACCTTCGTCAGGTGTGAGTGTTACCGCCTTCGAGTCCGAGCATTCTCCGCCGTCGATTATACCATTAGTATCAGCCGCTACAGCTTGGGCGGAAGTCCACGAACATGCGGCAATGTCAAACTTAGGCAGATTGACATTGTATAGTTCGGTCGGAAATTCACCGAAAAATCTTTTAATCATTTATGTCACCTCATTAAAGAGCGGCGGCAAGCTTAACGAACGCTCCAGGTACTGCAACTTTGCTGTCGAACAGGCAGTCGGCGCGATAGTCGGTGGAGTTGCTGCGGAATCCGGATATAGCAGACGACGCAAAGGTGATGTCTTTTGCAAAGTTGCCGTAAATCTTCTTGAAGTTGCCGATATAGATAACCCCGGCTGTCACGAAGTCGGACAGAATGACCTCATAGCCGTAGACATAGTACTTGCCGCCCGCTTCTCTGACAATCGGCGCTTCTGCGTCGTTGCGCAACGGCATGACATTATTCCACAGCGTGGACTTTTTCATGAGTATCTTTGCGCCCGCGTCGAATACGCCAGGCAGCAGCGCGATTGCCTTGACGATATCAGAGTCTGCAAGCGATGCCCCCGCCCACTGGATAGCGTTGGTGTTATTTACCCAGGTGTTGGCATACTCAACGCCCTGCGGCTGTCCGCTGCCGGTGCCGTTGATAAGATAATTCTCGATTTTGTATGCGATTGACTCGGTAAGGTTATCGACAAGCCAGTTTTCGAATGCGTCAACAGTCATTGTCGACACTTTTGCGGAAATGGGTATCAGCTTGATTATTTCATATCCACCGAGTTTAACCTCAACGAGCCTGTCCGGCGCGGGGTTCAGTTCAGCGTTTTCGTTATGCAGTTCAGCATCGGTGCGAACCGTTTCAACACCTATTGCGACATAACCCGGAACGTGCAAGAGTTCAATCTCGTTGATTAACGGTGCGGTCTGTGTCAGCTTTGCCTCGACCTTGTTCAGCGTCTGCACCGGTAACGTGCCGCCCGCGTCAGCCGCTGTCATGGCGCGCTGCTCGACCTCGGTCAGCGTCGCACCCATAAGGTTTTTCAGATAAGCCGAGCGATACTCGGGCGAGCTTGCATCATACGTGCGCTGCTCGGGCACCTGCACAAACGGAGCGGCCACGGTATTGGTCGGGATATCATTGTTTGCGATGCTCTCGAGTAATTTCTGGCGTCTTTCGTTTTTGTCGATAAGCGCCTTGCGTTCCACAATGAGGGCATCGACCTCCGCAGACAGCTTTTCTATATCTGCGCCATCTGCGGCGAGTTCGGTCTGAATATCTGCGAGTCTCTTTTCGATTTCCTGTAATCTGTTCATTTTAACCTCCGATAATTGTTTTGATTTTAGTTTGTAGTGCTTTTATCTGCCGCTCTCTCGACTCCCGAGCGATCATGTCCATCACTCCGTGCACATAATCCCGAGCGGATATAACAGTCCCGTCGTTTGCCGGTATCGACACCGCCGAAACGTCATATATCTTTTTGATTTTGAGTATCGTGCGCGTGTGCGTGTCGCGATTATATGAGTCTTCGGCGACTTTAAAGCTCCAAGACATTTTTGTAATCAAGCCACTGTTGATTTCCTCATATAATTGCTTTGCGCGTGTTGATTTAGACAAGTCTCCGGCTGTAAAAAGTCCGATGTCGTCTGGCCGAAGCAATAAGGTGTTATTCGATATTCTTGCATATACCGGTCCGTCGTGGTTGTATTGCATTATTACATCGGACATATCGGCGCCTTCCAGCGCACCTCTTGCAACGACCTCATAATATTTTACGCCGTCCCACTCCCAAAGTAGGTACGGCGTGTCAAATGTTGTTGCATAGCCCTCGACGTAATAATCGGTATCAAATGCTTTTGTTTCGCCGCCGACCGATAACGGCTGTAGCAATGCGCGATATTCGCGTTCACCGGGTTTAAACGGCATTATTGTCTATTCCTCCTTCAACCGGCTCGACCGGTTCGCTTATTTGTGATACTTCGGCATATTCTTTGCGTATGTAAAATTTTTCGCCATCCTCGACGTGCGGCAGGTTCCATATATCCATGACTTGGTTACGGTTTATCAGCCCGCGGTCAAATAGCTGTGTCGATACTTCAAGCTTGGTTTTATTCGACGCATATTGCAGACGGTTTGCAGTCCACAATATCTCGTTGCCGTTTGCTAATTCTCGCGGTGTAAACGTCATGTTTGTCATAACAAGCGAGAGCTGCAATGAAAACGGCTCGATCTTGCCCTCGAAAAACGCGTTCCAGGCGTCCTCGTCGAAGTCGTTCTGCAGGATCTTCTTATTTACGCCGAAGTAGTTGAACACGTTTTCCTGTATGAGCTGCATCTGCGTAGGGTTGATTATAAAGTTTTTTGAGTCAACTGGTTTTACTTCTTCATATTCTTTGCCGTAAATAATCACGCCGCCGTTGTTATCTGCGCCGAGGTTATTTTCGATAAATTCCTTGCGTAACCTGTTAATATCTTTGTCTTTGGTAAGATTATTGAGTTTGCCGAGAAAGCGTATTGTTGCGCCGTTTTTGATACCCTCAATAATGCCTTGGTTCTGGGCGCTGATAAGCTCCATCGTCGGCTGCAGCGCCGCGTTCGACTCGCCGAAAAAGTCGTTTTTGTATTGGAACGACGTTAATATTCCGACCCTGCTAATCTCAATGGCTTTAATATCTCCGTTGGATCGCTTGTATCGCAGATAATATTGTCCGCCATTCTCGACGACATCGGCCGACTGCGGCAGAATAGGGTAATAGCCTATTATGTAACCCGCAGCATCTTCAATGGGAAGAATAAAGGCTGTGTTATTCACCGCCAATATAGTTGCTACGCGATATAAGAATTGCGAGGTAGTCATAAACGCATTAGGCTGATATTTTAGTGTGTTGCCGAGCGTCGGACGCGCCGAACCGTTGACTTCCGGCAGCAGCTTTGAAACGTGAGTCGCAAACGCATGTATCGCCGCACGGGTCAACTCCATTTCGTACACACCGCCCTCATACGTGCGGAATACGGGTTGATATCCGGTCAGCAGCGAGAAGTATGTGCGTATATCGCTCGTTTTGCGCTTTTCTCTGCGCCCCAATAATCCGTCAAAAAATCCCAATCCATCACCCCGCATTCTTTAACTGAATTCCGATTTCGCTGTAATATTTCTGTCGCACGGTCATTGCGTCGATAACCGACACAAAACCGTCTATATGTTCTGTGGCACCAATTTTCACCGGCCGCACACGTCTTGTTTCAACGTTTTGTTTGAGCGCAACGTTTAAAAAATGCGTTTTCAACAGGTTGTTGCCGCCGCATATATAAAAGTTGTTATCTCGCAATATACCCTCAAACTCTTGTATGACCGGCGTTAGATTTTCGCCTTGGAACACATCATCGGTATGGAATCCATATTTATCTAAATCGTTTATAAGGTATTGCGCCGAATATCGGTCATATCCGATTTTCAGCGGCAGGATCTTATACTCTTCAACCAACGTTACAAACCAGTCGAAACAATCATGATAGTCGACGTAATTATCACCGGACGGAGTTATAATTCCTTGTGTTACATATAGCTCATATGGTACGCCGTCCTCTTCCTGTAACGTTCTTATGCGTTCGCGCGGCATAAAGTATTGACAGAACGCATATAGTTTGTTATCGCGCTCAATTACCACGCTGCACGCTGTCAAGTCTGTTGTCTGCGACAAATCTATGCCGCCGACACAATAGCTGTCGCGGAAATCGTCAAGCGTGAGTGTATCATTGGCGGCCGTCGCAACGACCTGATAGTCCAGCCATGCAACAGACGCGTTCTGCTTGATATTACAATACTTTGTTAGAAACTCCGCGCGAATCGACGAAGAGGTTTCGGCCGCGAGTATTTCCTCGCGGTAAAAATCCTCTGTGACCGATACATTCAAGTTTGGGTTGGACTTACGTAATTCGGTCATGTCGTTCCATTTATTCGGATCGTCGATAATATATAAAATCGGCAACAGCCTGCGCTCCTTGCTGTTGCCACTGAGAAACGATGTGGATCGCTTCATCAACTCGTCGTATATGCTGTCGTCGACATAGCCGGCTGTTGAAATAGAAAGTATCAGTGGCTGTTTTCGGGACCCGCGCGCCGATTTCATGGCATTGTACTGCCGCAGACCGGCCATGCCCTGCCACGACGCAATCTCATCACACACGACCAGTTGTGGGTTAAATCCGTCCGATTTCTTTGCCGAGAATGCCAGCGGTTTGACCGAGCAGTTTGTCTCAGGAATATAAATATCCGACCTGCGCTTTATGGTAACGCTCTTATCGCCCAATTCCGGGTCCGAGCGGACCATTTGATAAAACCCGTCATATGCCTTTTCCGCTTGCTCCAATTTCGGTGCGATGCAGTATACTTTTGCTCCGTATTCACCGTCAAGATAAACCATATACGCCATTATCGCCGAGGCGAACAGCGTCTTGCCGTTCTTGCGCGCGACGACGATGAATACCTCACGAAAAACGCGGAGATTGTTATCGTCGACAATTCCAAAGATAAGTGATACCGCAGCTTTCTGCCATAGCTCCAGTTTCAATAGGTCGTTTCGTCCTTCGGAATGCCGGCAGAATGTCTCGATAAATGTTATCGCGCGCTGTGCTTTTTTGTCGTTATACTTGTATTCGCCTGATTCAAGGCCATGGATTATTATTGTATATAGCTGCTTTATGTATTTGCCGACCGTTACCTCGCCGTTTCTTATAGCTTCAGAATAGGCATATATCCAGTTAGTCATCATCAGCTTCTCCGCGCATTGCGGCCAGCTTTGAATTTTTGCGTTCAGCCGGCGGCGCGTTCTCAACCAATAGTTTTATGGCAGCGAGATAGTTTTTGGTCATTGACAAGTGAAGCTGTGCGGCGGGAGAGGCCTTTGTCCCGCGTTGGTTTTCGCCGTTCTGATATTCGTCGTCCCAGCCGTTCATGATTATTCGCTGTTCCATATCGTCGAGTATCACGCGCATAAACGCAGCTTTATCTATAACTCCCTCAAGCGTTTTAAGCTTGTTTTCGTCTATGTTTTTGAAAATACGCTTAAGTCG